CCGATATCAAAGGAACCCCATTTCTGAGCTTGTATAGGCTGTAATCAAATCCCTGCTTGATTATTGACTTTTTAACAAACAAGCCCCCCGTTTTCTTCCGCGGGGCATGATTGCTCACGGCGGGTAAAACAGGCGGCTTGCTGGCTACACCATTAGGAGGAGCTTTTCCCGTATTTGGCTTCTGAGCCAATGGGCAGAGCGTTTGATGCCTCCTGTATGCCATTCTATTAGGCAATCCACCGTTATTTTATGGCCTACGATGGCGGTATATACTTTGGGTAGCTTGTGATCTGAAATACGAATCTGGCCAAAATCGCCAACTATATATAAAGAGCCGCTGCCTTCTGAGTCGGACATTAGTAATTCAGCATCATATCCGAGCCTCCTTACCTCCTTTGCTGCCACATAAGCCAGTTTTATAAGGATCCGATCCCTCTGAGAGCTGATCATATACTCTCTTACGTCGTGCCGCCTATGCCACTTTCCCTTTGTATCTTTCCAGCATTTTAGACGCATTGGACGCTCGTTCATTGCTTGCTCCATTACCGTCCATAGTGCCGTTTTCTCTACTTCTACCAGGGCCATTTCAAATCTCCTTCTAGCTGCTTGCCGCGTCGCTGGCGGCTATAATGGGTTGAACGGTTCCCATAGGGGTTTTCTGCCAGCCGTTAGGAGCGTCGATATCAGTATATCGAAGGCGTGCACTAGGGCCATGACTTGCAATAGCTTCCGCCAGAGTTGCATAGCTTCTCATGCCATCTTTAGTCATGCTCAAGGGGTCTTCCTCTCTCCAACAGGTAAAAGCGCACCATGCTCCATGTCCATCTGGCTCCACATAGTGGAATGCCTTTGAGTTAGGGATATCAACCTCCAGAACCCCTTCCGGTTTAGTCATCTTTCAAGCTCCTTCGCCTTTCAACTATTTAATAGTACAGAAAAACAATTATATTGTCAACAATTAATTTACCGAAAACTCAAGCTTGTTTCGCCTGAATAAAGCCGGTGAATAATCGCTCTAAATACTCGCTTCCGCCCATGTCCATGATGAAATTGCAGACAGGGGCTGTAAGATAGTACGTTTTCTTGTGCTTCTGACTCCCAGACACTAGCTTGGCTGTCGCTGTTAGCGAGCCTACCGGTCTGCCAACCTTGCCCGTTCCCTTGCCGCGCTTCAGCATGGCTTGTACGGCTTGGCTAGACGTGCCGTATTTTTCGGCTATCTCGCGGTAAGTCTTGCCTGCCGCCCGGAGCTGGACGGCTTCATCGTAGTTTATCTTGGCGGTTTTCATGCGGTTGCTCTTTCATTCTTTTTTATACTGTCAAAGCGTCTTTGCTTGGCATGGGAACTGGTCCGCGCCATATGACGTTCCCCACCCCCAATTCTGCGTAGCTGATCGTAAAGCATTCTTTTAAATGTTTTTCCGAGTACGACAGGGAGGAGTGATACACGCATGATTGACCGAATAGTTTCGCCACCGCTTGGGGCGTTACATCTTCGGGGATATTTGTTATGCGGTATACCGCACGACGCCACTGGCTTTTAGGCCCTATTTAGGCACTTTCTCCCATGCGGGAGGAACGCGGTCATAGTGACACGCCAAGCTCATACCGTTACCCGTAAAACCACTTTCGATAAAAGTTTCATAGTTCATTTTTGTGTCTCCTTATCTATCTCGCTCTGCCTCATCAGCGCCGGGAGAGCAATCCGGCGGACGCCCGAAGGCGTTTCGGCTATGGGGCGTAATTCCTAACCCCTTTCTTGATACTCTCCATTGCGCGGGAGGAATAAAGCCGCAGTCTGCGCAGTTCGTTAGCCATTTCCGCCGTGTAAAATCCCTCTGCTTCAAAAGTGCATGTTGCAAGCTTGGATGCCCAATATTTATAACGCTTTGCCGTGGATGCTATGCGCTCCAGTCTATCCAAGTGTCTTTCGTATTGACTTTTCATTTCCAAGCTCCTTTGCCTTTCAACCATTTAACAATACCGAAAAATAATACTGTTGTCAACAATTATTTTACCGCTTAAAAATTATATTTTTTATATCCGGGATGCATAAAATTGCCGGTGACTTCTCCTTCTTCCCCACGCAGTCGGGACACGTCGGGACAAAAAATCGCGCCGTCCCGCGTCCCAAAACAGACGTAAAGCGTTGTTGCTGGCTCGTCTTGCGTTGTTTTCAGTCCCTGGACAAATCGGGACGCGTCCCGAAATCATCCTGAAGGATGAGGTTGATTTGACTGAAAACGGGTATATTGCTGATACAGGAGAGGCAGGGGTAGGTTTTGCCCTCCAGGTGAGAGAGTAGAGCGTAAATCGCAGTATTGCGACGCTTTTACCTGCTCACCTTTGTTTATAGGGGATGGCGGGAGCCGTGGAAATTAAACATTGCGAGACGCTTGCAACGGTTAAAACCCAATGCTTGATAAGCTCAGACACGCGCTATCAATGGCAATATCTGCATCAGTGCGTTTGCAAGGCCGAATCATGCCAAGTCAAAGACTTCATGCGCTGGCATGGTGTGACGTTTGATGGCAAGGTGGGGCCGCTTCATGAGATTGGGGTGAGTGATGAAAGGCGCTGGCTTGAGCGTAGCGCATATAGCAAGGTTGGAAACAGCCGTACAGGCATGATTGTTTCTGAGGCCACAAGAGATATGGCAAAGCCTGCCGATGGTTCTAGAGTCAAAGGCGCTGGCGGTGGCGTCAAGGGTAAGGTTGGGTTAAGAATGTCGATTAAATTCGGACCGGTCACGGTGCGGCATGAATAACAGAGTCGAAGAAGCAGTCAATTACAATCTGCGCGCCATTGCTGCTGAGGTTGTCCGCGCCTGTCAGGTTCATTGCCACAATTCAAAGCAGGATTGCGAGCGGTGTTTCTTTAATACCGGCTTTGAGGCGCAATACAGTCCGGTGACATGTCCAGCATTCAGGTATCTTCCGGCGTTTTTGGATTCAAGAGGCATCAAGGATTATGATGGCGTGCGGAAAAAGCGGGAAACAGCCGTTAAATCAGGCGCGATTTCAAGGGAAGCGATAGCAGAGTATATAGGGAGCGATGACAATGGGACGCAAAGCAGTTATTGATCCGGTTGCGGCAGCCAGAGAAGCCGAGATAGTTGAAAAGATTCAGCGGCATGAGCATTTAAAAGCCATGCTCAAGCCGACTCAAAAAGAGTTTGATACTCTTCATTCAGAGTTAAAAGCGCTTTCCGAGGGTCATAATATGCTGACCTTCGGCCCTTACGTTTTGGTGGGCTCTTACCAGACCAAGAGCGGCTATGATGTAAAGCAATCACGCCCCTGGATCTGGAGTGTCTCGGAGAAGGGGGAAGGTAAATGAACCATTATCTTATTGACCCCCCTTCGGATCCAAACCTATTCCAAAGCAATTTGGGCGATTTTAAAGTAGAAGTACGCAAACTTAAAACAGAGCACTTGGCCGCTGATAAGCAATCCAGAAGCACTTTTGTTTTTACGCTCGAGAAAGATGGCAAGCAACATCAGTTGGAATTCCGATTCCATGAGTTTGACTCTGGCAAGTGCATTTTTTCAGAACTGGGTTGGCATTGCGACTTCACTCCGGCAAAATTCGAGAATTAGCGAACTGATGCATGACAGACAGATTGCCAGTCAATTGGCCGGAGATAGAGGCCCGGTATGTCGTATATGGCGACACGCCGCAGCAGCTTGAGCAAATCTATGCCATCTCTGCCAAAACCATCCGTAATAGGGCGTCTGAAGAAGGCTGGCTCGACAAACGCAAGAAATCTGAGCAAAAAACAAGCGCAATATCAATAGGGGATTGTGAGAAAGCAATTCTCCCTCTTAAAAGCAAGTGGCTGGAAGAGGTTTGCGCAATCGCATTCAGTGATATTGCCGATTTGCTGGAGTACAGCGCAAGCACAGGGCTTAAACTCAAAGACTTTCAGGCAATGCTACCCGAAGCGCGCCGGACTATAAAGAGCATCAAAGAGAAGCGCAACGCTCTTGAAGCGGGTGGCGACTACGAAGACAACCAGCTCTTTGAAACGCAGACAGAAATTAAAAGAGAGGACAAGCTTAAGGCATTAGACATGCTGGCAAGGCATTTCAGGCTTTACGCGCAGAAGGATGAGCCAACTAATACAGAGGCCGCCGGTAGTCCAGTTTACCAATCAATATACACGACAGATCAATTTGACGCCGCTCCAACGGGAAATTATGCAAGCAAGGCAATATTACCGGTGGCTGGTGGCGATTCTGGGGAGACGGAGCGGCAAGACGACCGTAGCGATAGAGAGGCTGATCGAATCCTGCTGGACGAATCCTAGACCTGGCGAATGGCCCCTCGCTTACATCGCGCCCACCTACAAACAAGCAAAGCGGATTGCGTGGCGCGCATTCAAACGGCACTTTCCGAAGGGTCAGGCTCAATTCAAAGAGTCCGATTTAGAGATTTACCACAAACCTACCGGCTCGCTGATTTACCTGCTCGGATGTGACACCAACGCTGACACCATACGCGGGATTCCGTTGTGGGATTGCGTGGTGGACGAACTAAAGGACATCTCCAAGGTGTTTCTGGAAGAGGTGCTTGACGCCAGCTTTCTGGACACCGGCGGGGGTTGTCTCTACATCGGGACACCGCCCAGAGTTAAGGGCGTCAGCTATGAATATTATTGCAAGGGGTTGGATCCCAAAGAGCCGGATTGGATCAGCTGGAATGTGGGAACGGGGCGCTCTGGCCTGTACACGCCGGAAAAGCTGGAGGTGTTCCGAAAGAAGCTTGACCCGGAAGCGTTTGACAGGGAATTCAACGCCGCATTTAACTTCCTCCAAGGCCTGGTCGTGAAGCATTTCAGCCGGGAAAACATCCGGGATATCCAGTATGATCCGGCGCACCCCCTGCATATTGCCTGCGATTTCAACGTTGATCCCTGCATGTGGGCGCTGGGGCAGCGGTTTTATGGCGGGCTTTACCACTTCTTCGATGAGATTGTGAGGGAGAACACCACCGTCAATGAGATGGCCGATGAATTCGCCAGAAGATACCCGGCTGATACGGTTCAAGGTGGAATCACGATCAACGGTGACGCTTCGGGGAATAACCGAAACGTCGCAACCTCTGTCAGTAATGAGACAAGTTACACCATCTTACGCAATCGTCTCCTGTATCACGGGTACAGGGACGTAAAGGTTGCTGTCCGGACCAAGAACCCGGCAATCAACGAGCGTATCGAGGCGTATAACGCCAAGATAATGAATGCCAATGGTCAATGCTTCATTTTTATCAATCCCCGCTGCAAGTGGCTTATTTTCAACCATGAAAACGTAAGCTGGATTGAGGGGACGGACCAAGTTGCAAAGCCAACCATCAAAGATATTCAGAAAGACCGGATTAAAAAGTTCCTCATCCACATCCTGGAGGCCGTGCAGTACATGGTTGAATTCTATGATCCTATTCGCCACACGCCGGTCAAAGCGGATGAGGGAACTTATGCACTTGATTACGAGTTTGGGGTCTAATGGACCAGATTAACCAAGAACCAGCGCCATCCAAGCAGCTAAGCAAAGAGGATGAGGCGCGGATAGTCCAGCACGTCAAAGACACGTGGGATTTTGGTATCCGTGACCGTAAATCCGACAAGGGCGCTTGGGACGACTGTATCAAGGCATACAATTGCCAGTTTGATCCCATCAAAGACCCTCGGCTGATGTGGAAATCAAACGTGTTTCTGCCGTGGTGCTTTGATGCGCTTGAAGCTTGGTATTCCTACATGCACAGTATGCTACTGCCGAAGGACGAATCCTTCTTTGCCCTGATGGGCCGCCAGAAATCAGATGATGCCGGGACTGAGGTAGCAGAAAAATATCTGCGCCATACCTTTAATGTAAACGGGCTTTCCGAGAAGTTCGGGGATTTCCTGCGACAATTGGGGATAGTAGGGAACTCATGCATTAAGGTGCATTGGCGGGAAGAGACCAAAGCCGTTACGGAATGGCAGGATACGCCACTCCTGGATCCGGTGACAAAGCAGCCGGTGTATTCGGAGACGGGGACGGTTGTTACGCAGTCCAGCGCGGTACAGAACACAAGGACCATTCTGAATAATGCCTGGTTCGAAGTGATTCCCATTGACCACTTCGTTTTCTACCCAATATCAGGCGATTTTGAGAAAACCACCAAGATTCATGAAACCTGGCGTTATATCGAGGAGTTAGAGGCGTTATCGGATGACGGACAAAACCCCTATTTCAACCTGGACAAGCTTACCAAAGAGACTGCTAACGATGAACTCGCGGCTACTGGCAGCGGCAAGGCTGCTGGAGAGCATTACAAGGGCATCAATATCAAAGAGGCCTGGATCCCCAGAGTCCGAATCAACGGCAGAACCTACCGCAACTATGTTGCAACAGTCGCGAATGACACAACTCTTATTAGATTCCAACCGAATCCGTTTGATTTTGGCCGTCATCCATTCGTCTTCTGCTCCCTAATCCCGGTTTTAAAGTCCTTGCTCGGCGTCGGGATGCTTCATAAGGCGCTAGGACTTCAAAAGACAGGGAATTTCCTCCACAATGCCCGGCTGGATGAGATAAAGCTCCAGACGTATGGGCAATACAAATATATGGAAGATGGGGCGTTCAACCCCTACAATTTTGTCGTGCGGCCTGGCGGTTTGACGCGGGTGGGGAATATGGAAAATCTCATGCCCCTGAATAAAGATCTTCAGGGCGTACAGATTAACATGGAGGAGGTTTCCCTCCTTAAAGAAGAATTCGAAGAAGTCACCGTCCCCAAGATTGTCAAAGGGCAGTTGGATGCCGGGGACAAGACTGCGACGGAAGCCAGTTTGGCCGATAAGGGCGCCAGCGGCAAAATGAACACCATGGCGCAGCGCATCAACGAAAAAGTCTTAAAGCCGTTGATAGAGCTGACATACCTTCTAATTTACCAGCGGGCGCAGAACGATGAGCGCATCATTCAAGACATTGCCCGACTGACGCAGGATCCCGTTGAAACACTGACGCAGGATCAACAAGGCAGACCCTTGCCGCAGCCGGTTGAACTGACGGTTCCTATAGAGCAGATGGTTCAAAAGCTTCCAAAGTTTCTGCCATTGCCTGAAATTGACGTCCAGATTGTGGGTTACCAGAATCAGGTCAGGAAGCAGGAAATGGCGGTGGGTATAGCCAATATGGTCACACAGTTGGCCAAGACACCGGCGGCGCAGTATATCGCTTGGTACAACATGGGTAAATTCGGCTGCCGTCTCATGACATTGCCCGAAGATGAGATCTTTGTTTCTGAAGAACAGAGAGACCAAATAGACCAGCAAAACGCACAGTTGCAACAACAACAAATGCAAATGCAGCAAGCGGAAATGCAGATGAACCAGGCCAAGATTCAAGACCAACAGCAGGCCGCGCAAGATTACGCGATGAAAGAGCAAAACGAGGCGGCCAAGACGCAACAGGAAGCCCAGCAGGCCCAATTCAACAATCAAATGGCCGTTGCTCAGGAGGGCCATAAGCAGCAGATGGACGAGAAAAACTTTGCCTTGCAGGTGGCGCAGCAGGTCCACGACATGATGATGGCGCAGGAACAGGCCAAGCAGGCAGCAAGAGAGAGTAAGAAAACTGAGGGAGAGAAAAAATGAAGTACAGACATAAAGATATTGTTGAAGCTGAAATTTATTGTCCAGGAATGGAAGACGGATTTGATATTCAGACACATTTTGATGGCAGTCATCCCGTCCAAGAAACGTCAGGCTGTTTTGTTTGTTATGACGCCCCCAGTGTTGTCCCATTTATCATTACCCCAGAAGGCAATAAGAAATATATTTCCTCTGGGGATTTCATTGTTCGATTTGAAGGTGGAAGACTACCCTGCAATCCTACCGAATTCCGCAGAGTATTCGAAGAGGTTGTCGAAGAATAATGCAAGATCTCACCCCGGAACAGCGCCAAGCACTCCAGAATGTGGCGCTGCAAATCGTGAATTTAACCAGTCATCACGGTTGGCAGCACTTTGAAGCCGCCATCAAGACCGTGATTGATGCCGAATTACCCCGGGCGGACAAGATAAAAAATGCGGATGATGCCGTGATGCTGGCCTCCAAATCTGTTTTTGTTGCCGGTTTGCGCCGCGCATTGCAGATTCCGGAGCAGTACCGGGAAATATTGGATTCTTTACAGGAGAAGAGGGAGTAAGAAATGCCGGAAGAAATAAAAACCGCCGTGACACCTGAAAGTAACGGCGGGACTCAACAAACGAACGTACCCGATAACCTTATGGGCCTTTTAAATGATATTGGGCTAGGTAGCAGCCCAGCAGCATCCCAAGAAACAGCCAAGTCAACGACTGAAACCAATACGCTGCCCGCGCAAAACGCCGCCGCCGCCTCTCAGTCGCAAGATGGACAGGCCGCCCAAACTCTTGCTCAAAACGCATCCGAAACCACCACGGCAACACCTACTCCACCCGATGCCGACAAGGAAAAAATTAACGCGATTGAACGGGCCATCGCGTCAAACCCGCAGCTCCGTGCGCAATACCTCAGCGAGCTTTATGGTGTGTCCATACAAGCTCCACTGCCCTCCGGCCAGCAAGCGGGCCAGCAATTGCCAGCAGGCCAAGCCAACCAACAGCAGCAGGTAGTAAATCCCCAAGCTGCCCAGCAAAATGCTTTTCCCGGCTTTCAGCAGCAGGTCGAGGTTCCGAGTGACGAAGAGTTTGATCCGTACTCCAAAAGTCATATGCTCTCTCTCATTCAATCCGCTTTAGTCCCTTATGGTCATTATATACAATCATCCATCCAACAGGAAGAGCAGGCCCGACAGCAGGCCGCCCAGGCGCAACAGCAAGCATACATCCAGCAAACCGAGCAGAATATACAGACTCTGATGGAGAAAAATCTCCCTGGCTGGAAAGACGTTTACAACAGTCCAGAGCCAACGCTGGAACAGAATGTCCTAGCGGATTTTTCCGAAAAGGCGTTTGCTCAGGCGTTGCATGACTACCCGAGAGAAGTTTGGACACATCCAAAGGTGCAAGCAGATGTTGCTTTGAAGATTGCACCTCAAATAAAAAACCTCGCAACCAAATTAGGGGTTGCGTTTGCCCAGCCTGTTCAGGCCGATACCGCCAAGCAGAAAGCCGCAGCTCGCGAAATGTACGTTGAGTCGAGCAATGCCCTTCCTGCTACCAACCTCACCGACTTTGACCGTGCGGCGAAAAAAGGCGACACCCTCGGCATGATTAAGGCTTTGGGCATCGTTTAGCCAGAATTAATAAGGAATAAGCAATAATGACGACTAATGCCCAGGATTTTGGGACGACAATACCGTCTAATACAGGGTCGCTCCTAGAATCAGTTAATAAGGTACTCTATAACATTGCCGATCGCGATACATGGGTCCTGAAACGCTTCTTGAAGCTGACCCCTGACACACCGGTAGTTTCTTTCCACCATTGTTGGATTAACCGGCCTTTGGTTGGTTTCAAAGACACCCTCAACGCTAATATCAACAACTCTACTACATCAGTAGTTGTTAAATCTGGAACGTCAACGGATCCGAAACGGTACATCGCCAACCAGACCATCATTGATATTGAAGATGAGCGGATGCTGGTTACGGCGGTTTCCATCAGTACCACCACCACAACCCTGACCGTCACGCGTGCCGTTGATGGCACCACAGCAGCGGCGCACAACGCCAACGCGCAGGTCTTGATTGTGTCCGCTCCCCCTGCTGAAGGTGCGGATATCAGCCGGGATGACTCTCAAAAAGGCGTCCGGGTGGAGAATTACACGCAGATTTTCCAACGCGCCCTGCAACTCTCCGGCACCTCCCAGGCCGTCAAAACGGTAGGCAATGAGAACATGCTCAGCCTACAGGCGCGGGATTTGATTGCGGAGATTATGAAAGAACTCCAGTTCACCATGCTGCACGGCTGGCGGTATATCGACAATACCAACACTGTGCGCAGAATGGGCGGCCTGAAATGGTTTGCAGCGACTGCCGGTGGTGGTGGGACAACTACCAATAAAGGCGGCCAATTGCTTTCCGCAGGGATGATTGAATCCGCCATCGAGCAGTATCTGAACCTGGGCGGCGATGGCAACAAAATGCTGATGCTCTGCTCCGTCAAGCAGCAACGCATGATCAACCAGCTCAAACTTGCCCGGGTGATCAACGGCGGCATGACGCAAAGCGAAAAAACGCTCAACGATATGGTTGAAGCGTTTGATTTCGGCGACCGGGCCAAGGTGGACATCATGTACTGCACCGACCTGCGGGATGACGAGCTGTATTTCCTGCAAGAGGACAAGCTTGAAGTCAAACCGTTAAACTGACGGCAGCTTGATAGCTTCCCGCTGGCGAAAACCGGCGATTCCGAGCGTAAGGCGATTCTCGGGGAATATACCTGCGAATATCGCAATGCGCCGGAGACGCTGATTCGGCTGACAGGATTGGCTGTACCCGCCTCCAGTTAAGTTTTTACCTTGTGGTTTGGTTCGGGGAGCCTTCTGGCTCCCCCTTACTTTACACATTACTTGACAGATTTTTAGGAGATTTTTCCTCATGACAACGACTTCAAGAGTGTTTTCCCGAAATAAGGTGATTGCCATCCCTTATACCGGTGTCACGGCTACGGCAGTATTGGCCGACGCACTGGGAAAGGTTTATCAGGATATTTCAGATGTTGCGTGGAAACGCATCGTTCTGGAAAACCGGCTGGACACCTTCACCGGTTCCTCTTCCCCATCCGTCACCATGTCCCTGATTACCACCAATGATCAGATAAATCCTGGTGCGACGACTGACCCGGCGGCCAAAGCAGCCAACGGTTCAACCACCATTGCGCTTTCCGCTCAGACGGCGGCAGGCCGGGCGGTTTCCGGATTTGGACGCACGGCGGCGGACGGTTCAGCGGCTTCCAACGTGGGTAAGTTCCTGGGCGTTCTGGCGACGATTGCCAACACCGTCACCGCGTGCGCTGGAACAATCTTTATCTACCTGGAAGGCGAATAAACAGACGTCATCTCTCTCTTTCCCTTGATGCCAGGGGAGCAATCCCCTGGATTTCTTTCATGAAAAAGCCCCAAGAAATGGGGCTGGCATATTAAAAGAAAACACCTACCGAAATTGGCGGACTGCCTGAAATACTAGCTCGTAACCGAAGCGCGGCTTTCTTACCGACAGCCCGAAATACATCATATCATAAGGATGAGCTGTGAACTATCTTGAAATCGTGAACTACCTGATGGACGAGCTGGACTATGACCAGATTCAGCCTAATCAGACGAATGATGCGGTATCCAGCTCTACCGATTCGAAAACCAGACAGGTAAGAAATGCAGTCAATCGGGCGCTTCGTCATATTTGGGCCAAGTTGGGGCATCTGAATGAGGATGCGGAAGCCGTCGGGACGATAACAACCGTCCCCAATCAAGAAAATTATTCCTTTCCGGCAAACATCGCCGTTATCCAGCAGGTTTCAGTCGGAACAGACCCCCCGCTTCGCCTGCTACCCTGGCATGAGTACGAACGGAAGTACCGGGGAAGCGCCAATTATATTTTCAGTTATACCGGATATCCCATCGTGGGAACAATTTATCAAAAGCAGCTTTGGTTTTATCCAAAGCCGGATAACATTTTCACGGTTAACGTTAGAGGCCGGACACTTCTAACCGTTCTGAGTGTGGATGATGACGTCCCATCCCTGCCAGTGGATGGGCATCATGCCATCATGGAAATAGCGCTTTACTTCCTCTACAACTATGAGCAGAATCCGGCGACTGCCGGACAGGCTGAAACTGCCAAGGAAGCCTTCGAGCAGCTCCGGAATCTCATCGGGGCGCATGAGGGCATACCGCCTTCTATGGTATCGGAAGACCAGATTGAGGAGCAGGACTCCCTTAGACGGTATTACCTGCTGTTTAACTGATGACCAGATGCGCGGTATACAAGGATTTTTCCGGCGGCCTGAACACGCTGGTTGGCCCACTCATCATAGATGACGGGAAGGGCTCCGGACTTTTCTACGCCGATGATGCGCAGAATTTCCAGATGACCCCCAGCGGCCTGTTGAAGTTTCCGGGTTTTACCTCAATTCTGAATTCGGCATTACCAGGGCCGATTGATGGCATTTTTGGCTTTCGAGTATCTGGAACGTGGAATATAGTGGCGTGTTCCGCCGGGAAGATCTATACCATCTCTGCCGGGACGGCCACCCAGATTTTCACAGGGAATACCGGCGGCTATGGTTATCAGGCTATCGCTACCAATGGCATCCTGCTGCTGTTGAATGGGAAGGATGTTCCGGTTGTCTGGACCGGCTCCGGTTCCGCTACCCAAATGACCGTCACGGATCCCACTTCGATATGGGATGATTTCAGACCGCAAGGCTGTACAGAGTTCAGAAATCGCCTGTGGTTCTGGGGAGACTCCACCCGTCCAGATCAACTCCTGACTCCCAGCCCCGGAACCTACAATGACTTTGATAACTCGCAGGGGACTGTTGACGGGTTGCTGATTGCTCCCGGCATGGGTGGCGCCATTACTGGGGTCAAAGCCCTGCGGGATGACTACCTCGTTATTTACAAGGAATATGCCACCAGGCGATTGGCGGGCTCCACTCCCTTCGGAGGGGCGGATCCCTTCCAGGTTTATCATATTTCGGATGAACTGGGCTGCGCTTCGCCAGGTTGCGTCTCCCAGGTGGGTTTTGACCATTATTTTCTCTCTCAGTCCGGCTTAAAGAAGCTCTCTCAAGTCCTCAGCACCGATAACATCGATGCCGCGGATCCCACCTTTATTATACAAGATGCCGTCCAGTTGTGGGGTTTCGGCACTTCTCTGATGCCAAAATCGGTCATGGCCTTCGACCAGATCAACAACCGGCTGGTTTTAAACGTCCCGGGAAGTGCCGCCAGCACAGCAAATGACATCACTTTCGATTACAACGTAGCCACCAATACCAACGAACCCCGGGGAGGCGGATTCAACGCCTCAGCCATAGCGTATATCAATGGGCAGGTCTACCACGGGGACTATAGCGGGAACATCTATCTTCACGGCGGCATAAACAGCTACAACGGAGCGGTGATGCCCGCTTTCTGGCGGAGCAAGTATGTGGCCCATTCCGGGATTGGGGCGCTGAAAGCATACCGCAGGCTTGTGATTTATGCGGAGGCGGCGGGATATCCAGATTTGAGCGCGGATATCGTGGTTCAGTGGAACGTTGTCAGGCGGGGTGTTCCCTTCAGCTATACCAAGACTGAAACGGATGCCAGCGGCGGCGGGCAATGGGATGTTTCCCAGTGGGATCAAGCAGTTTGGGCGGCGGGCAATGGGTCAGTCTTTGAAATTAAGAATCTGGGGAAGGGAAAGGCAATTCAGTTGCAGTTGACCAACAACAGCGCCAGCCAATTGCCGAAAATAAGGGAGATAGACCTGTATTATGACGTATTCGGGAATAGCAGGGGATAAATTCGATTTCATACCGGTCGATTTAAGCAATCCGGTTCATAGCGAGTTCGTGTATGACCTGATTGCAGCCTGCCGGGCGGAGATGCTGGATGACTATTGTAACAATATTCCGATGGCAATGGAGGCGGCGCACCAAGGGATATTGAATCATCAGGTAGTGGGCAGTCTGGTAGTGATTGAGACGCAGGCCGGACCGAGGTTTGCCGGAGCGATCTGGATAGAGATCGACCGGAATGACATTGCAAAAATCCATGGGGGCCTCTTACCGGAATTCAGATGCGGCTTTCTGGCGATTCAGATTTTCAGGGAGTTTATCCGGCAGGTTTTCCAGTACACCGCATTACGAAAAATTGAAGGCTGGATGCCGCTGAATTGCCGAGGGGCCGAAGCGGTTCTCAGGTGGTGCGGATTCACCAAAGAAGGCTTGATTAAAGAGGCTTATACCATAAACGGGGAGCCTCATCCCTTGGTTTTACTGGGATTAACCCGAAGACAGTTTGAAGGAATCCAGAATGGGAAGCGGACCAAAGGTAGGCTCAACGGCAACAGGGGCGCTCGGCGGCGCTAAGATTGGGGCTTCCCTTGGTAGTATGGTGCCAGGGGTAGGAAATCTTGTTGGCGCTGGAGTCGGAGCGGTAGCCGGAGGGCTTGGAGGATATTTTATGGGTAGCGGCGGACCATCAAACGACAATTCGGGCGGGGTTCCCTCAGCGCCTTCAGCAACGCCCCAGAACTCCTATAACTATCTGAATGGGAATCTGACCTCCAGCGCAGTCTATAACCCATCCAAAAATGGATATGTCACGAATGCCTACATGTCCCCCGGGCAACAAGACATCCAGAGCCTGGGCGAAACAGGAATCAAATCCTCCCTCCGAAATATGCAGAGTGCGGTTGCTGGCCTGAATGGAGGCCAGATAAAACAGTACACCGATGCCTACATGCAGCCGCAAATCACCGCCCTAAACAATGCCTATAACGATGCATACGGGACGGCCACCAATTTAGCCGGGGCGAATGGAACGCTTGGCAGCGTTGGCTTTGACCGGTATCTTGGAAACAATATCGAACGCAACAGGGCACAGGGTCTGGCGGATATTCAAGCCAATGGCGTACTTGCCGGATACCAGCTACCCAGTTTGGTAATGGCTCCGTACGAACAGCAACAGCAAATGTATCAATCGGCCTTGCAAGGGGCTAATGGAACCATTCAACAGCAACAACAACCAAGCTTTACCGGTTTACAGGCTGGGCAGAATGCGAGTCAGTTGGCCCTCAATAATTATCAGAATCAACTCATGCAATTCCAGCTTCAACAACCCTATCGCTCCTTTTATGGCGCGTTAAACGGAAACGGAAATGGAGGGAGTATATAAGATGGCAAATGGCATGCTTAGTAAACTCGGCTCCCTCTTTGGATCTGGGGCAAGCCCGGGAAATTCCCAATCACCGCAAGCGATTTACACCAATTACGCGGCTCAATACGGACCTCAGCAGAATCCAAGTGTTTTGGGTAACTTGGCCCAGGACGCTCTTGGCTTTCTGCAAGGCGTTTACGCCTCGCCATATGGAACGCCTGGCTTCATCGGCGGGATGCAGAATGTCATGCACAATAACAATGTTCGGAGCTTTCTGAGGCAGTATGAGCAGGAAGAGAAGGCGAAAGAGTTGGAGAATGCTGGGGTATTCAATAATGCGCTCCAGCAACAGGTTTTCAGTAAGGAAGGGACTTACTACACGCCGGAAGACTTTAGCAAGGTTGCCCCACTCTTTCAAGCTGCTGACTTTGCCCATGGCGTAAATATGCGAGCAAATGGGAATGTCCCATCCTTCACCATCGCACCTCCCGAACAAACTGCACAGTTTATGAATCCCTACTTCACAAGACTGGGTGAAGCAACCAACTACCAGAACCGGGGAGCGGCAGGACAAGCAATGCAGTCAGGGATGGCTGCCTATGGAACGACGCCAACGCCATATCAGGGGGTTTCACCTTTAAAAAAGGGTAGGAATGGTCTCATTGCGCCTCAGATGAATATGCAGCAGCCAATGGATGCGGGAGTAGCGCCACCGCAAACCCAGGCCCCTCAACAGGGATCTCAACCAACAGCAATAGCTGGAGCAAACGTCACCAGCCAGCAACCCTATATACCGAGAAGCCCAGACCTGATGCCAACAGACATCCCGCCACAGTACGCCGGTTTGGCGCAGGCTGGCTTGACGAGTGCAGGCCAAAAGGCGACGCTTGGGGAGAATATCCGGCATAATCAGGCGACAGAAGCGAATGCAATACAGGAAACGGGAATAAAGCAAGGGACTTTGGAGGCCCAGAAAGCAGGGATTGGATACTTCCATAAGTACCCGCCAGCTTCCCCCATAGGTTCGCTGTTCGCTGGTGATAAGAATAGCCGGGAAGAAGCGAAGGCAGATCGCGAAGAAGCTGAAGCTCTCTTTGGGAAAAACAAAAAGACAGGGACGATCAAACTCCCCAAACCAGGAGAGCAGGGATACTTCGAAAATCAGGATTTAATTGATCGCGTCCGGACAGGGAGGCGGACTCCGACTGCGCCAAGTGCAACTTTCGGCAATACCGGCAAAACCAACCTGGAAAATATCACCGGCAACGCCAAGCTTAATGCCCTCATCCAAAAGCTGAATCAGAGATAATGCCCCAGACCCAAACAGCTTCCATTTCCGTTGACAAGGAAATGGCGACCATTAACCAGCTTGCCGGATCTGCCGAATTCTGGCAGCCAGACGTCACGGATTCAGACCGAATCAAGGCGCTTCAGGCTGTTTCTCCCAGCTTTGCCAATGGCACACCGGAGGGGAAAGTAAAGCTGTGGCAAACCGTAAACGAGAAATACAACCCGCATTCATTCAGCAATACCATCAAACCGCTTACCCAGGCGGCAGGGAATACCGTTCAGGGCCTTGGGGATTTCGTTCAGAATGTCAGTCATTACAAAAATCCTCAGGCTGGCAATCCCTATGGACCCATCTCTGAAATAAAAAGCCAGGAAGATATAGATAATTTAAATGCCGGTACACTTCAGGGCCTATCAAGTATCACCAAAGGGGCCACACTGGGGCATGCTGACCCCAGTGGTATTGTTAAAAATCTGTACCCAAAACAATATGCCAATTTTCAAAAACATCCTGAAATCAATGCCATCAATGAGAATATCGGAGAATTGCTGCCAGGCGTGCTGGCTTGGGAGTTGCTCCCAGAGTTTAAAGGCTTAAAGGCAGCGGGGAATATTGTAAAAGGCGGCGTAATCGGGGGTGGTTTTGAAGGGCTGCGGAATAACGGGGCAACGCCTCAGCAGAGACTGAATAATATCATGACAGGGGCAGCGGGAGGGGCAGCGGGAGGGGCAGCCGCGGAGCTTCTTCCATGGGCTTTCCGGACTGCAAAATCGGGCGGTTTTTTAAAGGGGATTTTTAATCCGGAGACCACAGCGCCGATCTCACCCTTCCGGGCGGAAACGCCGGGACGGATTCAGGCAATTCAGCAGAACAATCAAGACCTGAAAGCCTCCAAGATAATGCAAGGGTGGGTCAAAGCATTCCAAGAAGCAGAAAACCCCACCAAGGAAATGCTCCGGGAAAGCCCTGGCACACGGATAAGACGCTCCAAACTTATGCAGGAAATGGATGGCTTGCTTGAGGATGTAGAATCTGGAAATGTCCAAATTACCAAGAAAGACTTCAACAGCCTATTGAAGCGGGTACGGGCTCATAAGGCGGGGGAATTCCATAAGGGCCAGATTGAGTCTGACAATACATTTGTTGCCAGTGTCCGGAAGCGGGGCACGCCAAAAATAAAGAAAGGTAAAATCAATGAACAAGAAACAACCGCCGAAACCCAGCAAGCCGAACAAACCCAAGTAACACCCCGGCAAGCGCATTCAAGTCCTCAACCTGGAAAATATTCCCCAGAAATACAGAAGCAGCTCGATCAGGTTGATG